GCAGTGGATTCGCTTCTAAGGGAATGGAAGTGTTAGACCGTCGAGGAAGTGGCAATAAATATCGTATTGATGCTGACGTTGTGCGTGGCTTGGTGGATTCCTGCTATCGCGGTCATGTCGGTGTAATAATCAATGTTCGTGAGCCAAACGCTCAGTACTACGTCCTGCCAAAGGGTACTCGTATCGCCCAAATGCAGATAGTCGTTGTTCCTGAGACTGAGTTTGAGGAAGTTAAAAAACTCTCAAAGACAGACCGGGCTACGAATGGTTATGGTTCTACTGGTGCTAAGTAATATATAAATAAGGTATTATGCAGGAATTAGTAAAGATTCAAACAGAATTGAAAGCCAACAAGGATTTGTTTAATTCCTTTGGTGGCTACGGCTATCGCTCTGCTGAGAGTATTCTTGAAGCGGTTAAGCCGTTATTGAAGGAAACAAATTGTACTATCGTTGTTTCCGATGATATTACAATGGTCGGTGATAGAATCTATGTCAAGGCTATTGCAACTATTAAGAATGAGAAGGGAGAAACTGAAAGTGCAGTTTCTTTTGCCCGTGAAGCAGCTACTAAGAAAGGAATGGATGATAGCCAGATTACTGGTGCTGCATCTTCTTACGCTCGTAAGTATGCCCTTTGCGGTTTACTTGCTATTGATGACCGTCGCGATTCTGATGCTACTAACAACGGCAATCCTATCAATGAGAACAAGTTGAAGTCTGAGTTTGCAGCTATTCAAAAGAAGATGGATGGTTGTAAGTTCAAAGAGGATTTGATAGCTCTCAATGAGAAGCATGAGGATTTGTGGAACTATCAGCCATACGTCCAGTACCGCGATATGAAATGGAACGTTTTACCTAACAAACCACAGCAATGAACGATTTTCAAAGGACAGATGCCTGGTATTTAGCACGTAAAGGTATGCTAACAGCCAGTGAGATTGTAAATATTCTCACGAAAGGACGTGGTAAGGATGAAGTGTTTGGTAAGACAGCACTCAGCTATCTCAATGACAAAATCGCAGAGCGTTTCATGGAGAGTGATATGTACGTCTATTATATGAATGACGTGAAGAAATCCACTCCTGCAATGCGGTGGGGTACTGAATATGAGGACACTGCCAGAGAGTCTTACGAACTTCAAAAGAGTGTGAAGGTTATGGATTGTCCTTTCACACCTCTTAAAGGGTTTGAGGATTTTGTCGGTGGCTCTCCTGATGGCAGATTATCCACACTTGATAGAATCATCGAAATCAAGTGTCCGTACAATCCTGCCGTTCATATTGAACACTGCAAATGGAATGTTCCTGAGGACTTGAAGAATGGCAATCCTCAGTACTATGCGCAAGTTCAGCTCAATATGTTGGTTACTGGTACTTCCTTGTGTGACTTCATTAGTTACTCTCCATTGTATCGTAAAGGCATGGACTTACACATCTTGGAGATTCCAAAGGATGAAGAGTACTGCAAGGTACTGATGGAGCGTATCGAACTCTCAGTAAACTATATCAAGGAGCAAGTAGCGGAACTGACGAAACTGCACGATCCAAATGAAGATTAATCTTGTAGTCACCTCAGATGGCTTCCGTCCTGCAACTGATGAAGATTATGAGGCGAAAAAGACTCTTAAACGTGGAACGGTAGTTCAGTGTACCATTAAGGAATACAGAAACTACCGATTCCATAAGAAATATTTCGCTCTAATCAATTGTGCTTGGGAATATCTGAATGAGCAACAGAGGACATTCTTCTATAACAATATTGATTCATTCAGAAAGACAGTTGAGGTGTCAGCAGGACATTGTGAGCCAGTCTATAACCGAACTCGTAATGAGTGGTTGGATATGCCAAAGTCGATTTCCTTTGACAAACTGACTGAATCGGAGTTTTCAGCACTCTACGAGAGAGTTAAGGACGTGCTTTTCTCGCTCTTCATTAGTAACGTGAATCGAGAGGATTTTGAAAAGGAACTTATTAATTTTTAACGTTAAAAGTATATGGATATTATCATTAGCGGTTTAGTTACCGCAATCATGCAGCCTCAGACTGGTGTAAGTCAAAAGACTGGTAACGCTTGGATGAAACAGCAATATGTCATTCAGCACGACCAAGGCCAGTACCCTAAGTATCTCATGTTTGAGATATTCGGAGAGGATAGCATTAAGTCAATGGCTATTCAGCCAAACGAGTTTATTACCGTTCATCTGAACGCAAACGCTACTCAGAGTCAGAAAGATGGACGTTGGTACAATGAGTTGCGTTGTTGGAAAGTTGACCGTCAGCAGATGGGTATGCAGCAGGGTTATCAGCAGCAAGGTTATGCACCTCAGGGCTATCAACAGCCAATGCAGGGTGGTTATCCGCAGCAGCAGCCCATGATGCAGCAACCTTTGCAGCAGCAGCCTATGCAAGGTGGTTATCAGCAACAACCAATGCAACAGCAAGCACAAGCACCATTCCCTCCTGCGCAAGGTCAGGCAATGCCACAGCAACAAGTTCAGCAGCCTGCACCATTCCCACCTGCACAGGGTCAGCAGGCAGCACCTCAGGCTCAACAGCCAGTGCAGCAAGCACCACAGCAGGGCGCACAGCCTCAGAGTCAGTTGCCATTCCCTCCTGCTCAATAATGCCTGGAGCCGTATCATTAGTTTGGTACGGCTCTACTTTTTCGGGGGTATTTTGGTTTTGATTGCAGATGGACGGTAAGGAATCGTGCAGGCAGTTATGCCTTAAAATAGCAAAACAAATAAACGCAAAGGTTGTCAATATGACTCCCTGCGCTTCTCTGCGTGCAGCAGCATAAGCGCACTCGTTGGCGACTGACGAAGGAACATAATAGTCGTAACCTCAGATTTCCTCGTTAGATTAAATGAGGTGGTGGATGATGCTTGCCTATCTGGTTAGCCCCAAACGCACGTAACAAGTTTCTATAAGAAGTCTGTAAGACGAGGGTTCGACTCCCTCTACCTCCACTTATATGTAAGATATGAACTACGTATTATTAAGAAAACTCTACCCTACAACAAGCAATGCAGAAATAGCCGTAATACTTGGAACAACCAAGAATAACGTTGCTCAACGTGCTAATGTTTTAGGTTTGAAAAAGAATCCAGTGTATCTCTCAGGTGTTAATCGTAAGAATGGTCTGAAAGGATTAAAGTCTCAAAAAGTTGTCTAAATATGGATTTTGTCACGGATGGATGGTAAGCCCGAAAGACTTCAATGAGGTTACTTGTCCTCGCAGGGAGTCTTGTGCTTACTACGATGTCAATTTCTATCGAAAGCACGTCCACCATCTTGACGATTTTGAGGAAATGTTTCCCTTTGAGCCTTGCCCCTTCTTTGTTCAGAGGCAGGGAGTACAGCAGAATGAGCAAAAGGAAGATAAACATGATTTATTCTTAGGCATACAATAATATGATTCCAGATTACATTTTGAAAGCAGCCCGTGATTATCGTGATAAGCATGGCGGCGACCAGTCCTTAGAGGATGCCTTTATTGCAGGATATAAAGCAACACGGAATCCTACAAAGAAAAGCGTTACCCTTACCAGTGAGCAGGAATTAGTATTCAATGAATGTTGGACTGCTTACCGAGAGAAAGGTTGTAAGGCAAAGGCTATGTTGGAGTGGCAGAAGTTGTCCGACAAAGAGATTTCCATTATTCGGTCCCATATAGAGGCTTATGTGGAAACGAGGGATAGAATCTACCAAAAGGACTTTGAGAGATACCTAAAAGACAAGGTATTTCTTTCTGTCATATTCAAAGGTAATCAGGTCTTTTATGACCCCAAGGAAGAATCTAATGTTGTGATGGCAGTACCACAACAGCAAACAATTGACTGGCAATCGTGATAGACAAAGCACAAGTATATAAGTGGTGGGACGTATTCAAGAATGGTTCAGACCTTACGGAAATACGCATCCTCAGTGGCAACAAAACTTGGAGTGGCTACTTCAAGGACGTTGAAACACTGTTAGCTTGCATTGAGCCATATAGCAATAGCCCTCACACACAGATATACTTCACTTTGAATCATATCAAAGAGGCTTGCTATGGTAGAAGCCAGTGCAATAAGATAATTCAGATATTCAGAGAGCCTACAACGAGTGATGTTGATATTGATGGCAGAACGCACATCTTGATTGACCTTGATCCAAAACGTCCTGCTGGTGTCAGTTCAAGTAACGATGAACTGAACTATGCGTATCAAAAGGCGGTGGAAATATTCAACTGGTTAAAGTCGCAAGGATTCTATGAGCCAATTATCTGTATGTCTGGTAATGGTTATCATTGCGTCATTCCTTGCCTTATATCAGCGTCGCCCGAAGCTACTGAGATAATAAAGAAATTCCTTCAAGTCCTTTCGCTGTTCTTTTCCGATGAACATATAGAAGTGGATGAAAAGGTATTCAATCTTGCCCGAATCAGTAAGCTGCCTGGTACAACCGCTTGCAAAGGTGAGAATACACCCGATAGACCTTGGAGGCAGTCACAAGTCGTATATGTTCCTTCTGAAATCAAGCCAACGGACATTGCCTATTTCAAGAAGATTGCGGCGATGTACCCTGAGGAAGAAAAGCCGAATAGGTACAATAACTATTCCTCTGAGAAGTTCGACTTGGTGGAGTTCCTGAATAAGCATGGTATCGGTTACACTACTCAGCGTGTGGCAGGTGGTACTAAGTACATTCTCGACCATTGCCCTTTTAACGACCAACACAAGCATAAGGATGCGGTCATCTTCCAAAGGGATAGCGGAGCAATAGGTTTCCTTTGCTTCCACAATAGCTGTTCGGGTAAAACGTGGCGTGATGTTCGTCTGCTTTTTGAGCCGGATGCCTACGATAGGGATTATACACCTCAACCTCAGATGTATAAACAACCTATCATTCAGCAGCCAGTAGCCACAACACCTATCATTCAGCAGGAGCAGAAAGGTAAGATATGGTTGAAGATGTCTGAAATCAAACGACCAAAGATAGACCTCAAAGACTACATACCTTCTGGAATACCCTACATCGACGAAAAAGGATTGGGATTCAGACGCAAGCAAGTTTCCGTTTGGTCGGGATTCAGAGGATGCGGAAAATCCACGTTGTTGAATATGCTCATTCTCAATGCAGCTCAGAAAGGTTACAAGAGTGCGCTCTATACTGGAGAGTTGCCTGAGGATATGGAAAAGCAATGGCTATACCTTCAAGCAGCAGGCAAACAGCACGTCAGAAAGTACGGCAATTCCGATTACTACTATGTGCCTGATGTTATTGCAAGCCGAATAGATACTTGGATAGACAAGTTCCTTTGGACTTTCAATAACAAGTACGGAGATAACTTCGTTCAAATCAGCGACCAGGTAAGGCGGTTGAAGGATGAAGAGGACATCGACTGTGTTCTGCTTGATAACTTGATGGTACTGAACTTCCGTGAACTGGATTCAGATAAGTTTGAACGTCAGGGTGCTTTGCTGCAACGTCTGAATGACTTGGCAAAGGAACTTGATATTCATATCCATTTGGTAGCCCACCCAAACAAGACTTCCGGGTTTATCAGAATCGACAATATCAGTGGTAGTGGTGACATCAGTAACAAAGCTGATAACGTTTTCCTTCTGAGTAGGGTCAATACTGACTTCATCAACAATGCGAAGCCAATCATGAACAAGTTCACCTATCAGAGCATACTTGATAGCAAGTGTACCAACGTCATTGAGATTGGTAAGTTCCGTAATAAGGGTTCGCTTGTCGGGCATTACATTGAGTTTTGGTTTGAACTGGAGAGTAACCGATTAAAGAACGATCTTGCAGAGAATATCATCTACAATTGGGAAGAGGCACAGCAGTTGTCTATCAGTTACGATGGAACTCCTACCGTTCAGGAACTCATGCAGGAATCCAAGAGCAATGGACTTCCTTTTGATTCTAACACCAATAATGATTTGCCGTTCTGATGATTACCGAGATATACGCTTGCGGACACAACCAAACGTCTGCATTTGTCATTGTAGAAAGCGGCAATATCATTCATTATGGCTCTCATAGGTGGGAAAACGGAATTTCCTTTGAGGGTGTCAATACTCTTGCAGATGACTTCAATTGTGAGGTGATTGCCGTAATATGTGCCATGATGCTTTGTGAGAACAATAAGCGTATGGCAGTGAACATCTACACTGATAGCGAGGATTGCCAGAAATGGTACTATCGCAATCAATGTGATTCTCCTTTCTTTCAATCACTCCTGAATCATTCAGTGGGTGTTGATATTTACGCAGAGCCTTGGAAGGATAATCAGTTTGGTAATGACTTCAAGGCAGCGTGTCTGAATATGTGTAAGTAACATTATTTGAGAAATATCACCATAATTGATGATGTTCTCGCCCTTGTGTAAGGCCATATAAGCGGTTATTGCAGTTGGTTCAATGTCAGAGTAGCCAACTACTTTGAAATCGAACTCAGGGAAATACTCTTTGAGCCTCTTAAAGGCAAGTGACTGGCTACCATAGCCGCCAAAGGCCTCAAAGACTCTCAGAGGTTTGTTTACGTCAAATTCCATTTGGTGATATTACTCAAATAATATTACTTACACATATTTAGACACGCTGCCTTGAAGTCATTACCAAACTGATTATCCTTCCAAGGCTCTGCGTAAATATCAACACCCACTGAATGATTCATGAGTGATTGAAAGAAAGGAGAATTACATTGATTGCGATAGTACCATAACTGGCAATCCTCGCTATCAGTGTAGATGTTTACTGCCAATCGCTTGTTATTCTCACAAAGCATCATGGCACAAATAACGGCTATCACCTCACAATTGAAGTCATCAGCAATGGTATTAACACCCTCGAAGGATATTCCGTTTTCCCACCTATGAGAGCCATAATGAACGATAACACCTTCTTCTACTATGACAAATGCGGACGTTTGGTTATGTCCGCAAGCGTAAACCTCAGTAATCATTAGAACGGCAAATCATTATTGGTGTTAGATTCAAAGGGAAGTCCATTGCTCTTAGAATCCTGCAAGAGTTCCTGAACGGTTGGAGTACCATCGTAATTGATAGACAACTGCTGCGCCTCTTCCCAATTGTAGATGATATTCTCTGCAAGGTCGTTCTTTAGTCTGTTACTCTCCAGTTCAAACCAAAACTCAATGTAATGCCCGACAAGCGAACCCTTATTACGGAACTTACCAATCTCAATGACGTTAGTACACTTGCTATCAAGTATGCTCTGATAGGTGAACTTGTTCATGATTGGCTTCGCATTGTTGATGAAGTCAGTATTGACCCTGCTCAGAAGGAATACATTATCAGCTTTGTTACTGATGTCACCACTACCACTGATATTGTCGATTCT